CTCATGAATTAGTACTCCGGGTGAGAAGGTGATCCCGAAGTGGACTTTCAGACTGAAGAGGCACCAGTTTCCAGCTGGATTTCTCAGTCGCCTTGTGAGGCCCTACGCCTCTAGATGTGCTCACCTAGTGGCGCTTGGGCCTCGGGCCGCGCCTGCCGCGTGGTTGCTCCATCTTTTCGATTTCCTCGATCAGTCGGGCTTCCTTTGCACGCCTCTTGGCAGGCTTGGCGGTTCTCCTCCGCCTTTGGTTGTGTCCAATGAAGTCTGCGACTCCGTCCAACAGCACCTCGCCGGCGTTGTCTCCCTTGAGGAGTCGCGGCACCGCGCCTACGGCGGCTTTGGCGGCGTCCTTGAACCAGGTTCCGAAGAAATTCTGGTTGAGAGGGACTCCAACAGGCATGCGCGAGCGAGCTTCAGAGTAGAAGCGCCACGCTAGCTCGTCGTAGGTGGGCGATGGGCTGGTGAGTACCACTAGGTCAGTCTCGGAGACCGACGGAGCCCGCTCGACGATGACTCTCCAGTTCATGGTGAGCACTGTCTGTTCGGGCAAGTTGTGGAAGTAGATTCCACTAGTGGCAAAGTTGTTGGCGGACATGCTGGTTGGACAGGTGTCCGTGGCTGCGGCGGCCCAGTCCGGGGAGGTAGAGTTTTCTGCCTGGATCCCGGTCCAGAGAACGCCGCGGCTATCAGCGGTCGCATGAGCCTCAATCCCGTCATAGATACGCAATAGGGATTTCGGCTTTTCGAATGGGTTCAGCTCTCCCTGGAGAGTGCCGACCATGTAACACCCTAGCGCCGCGTCCCAGCTAGTCGAGTCTGGCAGCAGAGCTGCTTCGTCGACGTTCGCGGGAGGCGCTCGGTTGTAGGACATTTCGTGATACGCTTGTTGAATCACCCCTTGGTCGTTGTACAAGTTAGTGTAAACTTCCTCGGACAGCTGCGGGGCGCGGTAGCACGTGGCGGACCCGCCGCGGTACAACAACGGAGTGGTGTTCACAACCTCCCAGCCAATGGCTATGATTTTGTGTTGTCCATCCA